GCAAACTGTTTACAATAGTGACGGTACAAGGCTACAAGCTTTTGCTACTCGTTACCAATGGAAAAACGGTTTGGTTGTAAAAGATTGGAGATACGTTGTTCGTATTTGTAATGTTGACATTTCTGATTTAGTTGGAGTTACTGGTACTCAAGCTACTACTGCTGCAACTGCACTTGTTAAATTAATGGCAAGAGCAACTTACAGAATTCCAAACATGGCTATGGGTAGAGCAGCATTCTATATGAACAGAACAGTTCATTCTGGATTGTCTATTGCAGCTATGGACAAATCACAAAATGTTTTAGAAATTGAAAAAGGACTAACTCAATTTGGACAAGCAAAAAGCTACTTATCATTCTTAGGTACTCCAATCAGACAGGTAGATTCCTTAATCAATGCCGAAGCTCGTGTGACTTAATAGTTACAAGTTTTTTTATACTATTTTTTTGGAGATTTTCTTAAAATGATTACAGACAAACTGCTCAGAGTGAGCGAAGATCAAGCATTAACTACAACTGCTGTATCTACTAACACTATTGATTTAAGTGTTGCTAGAGATGTAGGTGAAGGTACTTCTTTGTACATGAACTTTGCAGTAACAGAAGCACTAGCTAATGGTACAAGCGTAAAGTTTGAAGTTATTAGTAGTGCAGCAGCAAACTTAGGTACTCCTACTGTAATTGGTAGCACCGATGCTATCCTTACAGCAGCATTAACACTAGGTAAAAATGTAGTTGTTCGTATTAACCCAGATATCGCTGGCAAAGGCCAAAGATATTTAGGTGCTAGATACACAATTGCAGGTACTTTTAACGCTGGTAAAGTTACTGCTGACGTAGTAGAAACAATCGGTGACGGTAGGAAGTTCTATGCTTCTGGCTTTACCGTAGCTTAAACTAAAAAAGACTTATGCCTATTTACAAAGCAAAAATTAAGTGTTTCGTTGGTCAATCCATGAGAGAAGCTGACGAAGAATTTGAGTATAACGGAGAGCCTTGCAAGCATCTTGTATTAGTTAGTGGTCAAGAACCTCAGACACTTGTAGCGTCTACTACACCTGTAGCGTCTGAAGTAAAGACTACTAATTTAGAATTGATGACTAAAGCAGAACTTGAAGTTTATGGTCGCACTATCGGTCTTGAACTTGATAGAAGACAAACAAAAGATACTTTAATTAAACAACTTGAAGCAGCTAATAAATAGGCTTAGTCTTCTTATTTGACATACAGGGGGCTAGTAGTATTACTGCTATCCTCCTCTTTTTATAGGAGATGTAATGGCAACTGAAGTAGATATTTGCAACCTTGCCCTAGCGCACTTGGGTGATGATGCAACAATAGCTTCGATAAATCCACCAGAAGGATCAGCGCAAGCAGAAAAAGCTGCACGGTTTTATCCTATTGCAAGAAACACTTTGCTACAAATGCATACTTGGAATTTTGCAGCAAAACGTGGAAATTTAGCATTAACAACAAATACTCTTGATCAATGGGATTATGCATATACTGCACCTGCTGACATGATGTCACCTGTTGCAATAATATCTCCATCATCACAAAATGATTACGCTACAAGAATGTCTGCTGGTGATACACCCGGAGGTATAACAAGTAATTATGCACCAACAATCGTGGCAGGGCAATATACACCGCAGCAATTTGCAGTAGAAGGAGCATATATTTATACAAATCAAGAAAATGCAATGTTGAGATATCAAAGTAAAATTACTGACACATCTATATTTAGTGATTTATTTGTTATTACATTGTCTTGGCATTTAGCATCAATGCTTGCAGGGCCAATAATAAAAGGTGATCAAGGTATGGCAGAAGCTAAACGATCTACACAAATGATGATGGGATATTTATCAAGTGCAAAACAAGCAGACAATTTACATAGAGATATAACGGTAGAACATATAGTTCCTTGGACATCAGGGAGGTAATCAATGCCAGTTACACGCACGTTTTCTAGATCTTTTTCTGGAGGTGAAATATCACCAGAAATGTTTGGTCGTATAGATGATGCCAAATTTCAACAAGGTGCAGCTACAATGCGTAATTTTGTAGCAAAACCCCAAGGGCCAGCAGAAAACAGACCGGGATTTTCGTTTGTAAGAGAAGTAAAAAACAGTAATCAATCCGTAAGATTATTATCTTTTACTTTTTCTACAGTGCAAACAATGATAATTGAAATGGGTAATGAATATTTTAGATTTCATACTTTAGGACAAACTTTATTTTATAGCGATGGTGCTGCATATAATAACAGTACAAATTATTCAGTTGGTGATATCGCTAAAAGTGGCGGTGTAAATTATTATTCTCGAACAGGCGCACAAGGTCAAGCAGTATCAAACACAACTCATTGGTATGCTATGCCGACAAATCCTAATATCTACGAAATTCCTCATCCATATCAACAAGCAGAATTATTTGATGTGCATTATGTGCAATCTGCTGACGTTATGACATTAGTGCATCCTAATCATGCACCTAGAGAATTAAGAAGATTAAGCGCAACTAAATGGGAACTTCAAACAATTAATTTTGCTAGTCCATTAGCGTCACCTACAGGTGTAAGTGTATCTGCATATATACCTTCATCAAGTAGTACTAATACAGATACTTATGAAGCGCACGAATATGTAGTTACAGCAGTAGCAAGTAACCTTGTTGATGAAAGCGCACAATCAGGTTCTGCATCTGTACAAAATAATATTTATGTAACAGGAGCTAAAAATACTATTTCATGGAACGCAGTTAGTGGAGCATCAAAATACAGAGTATATAAAGAACAAGCTGGTATATATGGTTTTCTTGGTGAGACAACTTCTACAAGTATTATAGATGCAAATATTGCACCAAACTTTTCTCGTACACCACCTATTTACGAAAATGAATTTCAATCTACAAATAATTTTCCGGGTGCTGTATCTTATTTTGAACAACGAAGAGTGTTTGCTGGAACTAATAATGAACCGCAAACTATATTAATGACAAAATCTGGTACTGAAAGTAATTTATCTTTTGGTTTACCAATACGAGATGATGACCGAATTAAGTTTAGAGTTGCTGCTCGTGAATCAAACACTATAAGACACATAGTTCCACTAACAAACTTACTTATGCTTACAGGGTCAGCAGAGTGGCGTGTATCATCTATTAACAGTGATGCTATAACACCTACCTCTATATCTGTAAAACCACAATCATATGTTGGTGCTAATAATGCACAACCAGTAATTGTAAATAACAGTATGGTATATGCTGCATCTCGTGGTGGTCACGTTAGAGAGCTAGGCTATAACTGGCAAGCTAATGGTTTTATTACTGGTGACCTGTCATTGCGTGCGCCACATTTGTTTGATAATTTAACTGTTACAGATATGGCTTTATCTAAAGCTCCTATTCCTATTGTTTGGTTTATAAGCAGTGGCGGTAAATTATTAGGTTTTACATATGTTCCAGAACAAACTATTGGAGCATGGCATCAGCATGACACTGACGGTACATTTGAAAGCGTTGCGGTAGTGTCTGAAGGTAATGATGACGTATTGTATTGTGTTGTAAAAAGAACTATTAATGGCGCAACTAAAAAGTATGTAGAGCGTTTAGGTACAAGATTGTTTAATGATGCACGAGATTGTTTTTTTGTTGATTGCGGTAGCACATACAACGGTACAAATACAAATACAAACCAAACAGTAACTATATCTGGCGGTACAAATTATACAAGAGGAGAAAGCGTTACTATAACTGCAAATTATAATTTATTTAATGCACCACCAAGTCTTGATGATGTAGGCGATGCAATAGTTTTAATAAGCGGATCTAATTATTATCGTTGCAATATAACTGCTACAACAAATCAAACGGTAGCAACAGTTAAATTAGACGTAGATTTACCTGCAAGTTTACGCAATACAGGAATTACAACATATGAAGTTGCAAGAAATGTTATTTCTGGGTTAGATCATTTAGAAGGCAAAACAGTAAGTATCTTGGCAGATGCTGCTGTACCCT